AAAATAGATCAAGCTCAAGTAAAATTAGCTGCTCTTGGAAAACGTGCTTCTAAAGAACAAGCCTTTAAAAAAGATCAATTAGAAAAAGCACGATATGAATCTGAACAAGCTAGACAAAGACTTACAGAAGATAGAACTTATAATTTAACTAAACAAGAAGTTGAAGCAACTATAGCTAATTCAGGTGTATTAGAACCTTCTGATATTAAAAGTTTACAAACTATTTTTGATAAACATGGTTATGCTTCTATGGTTGATCAAAAAACAGGATTTTTTGATGGCACAGCTTTAGGACCATCAGCTTCTATAGGAAGAGAAATTACTTTTGAAAATTTTGTAAGAGATGTTGAAAAAGGATACTCTATTGATTCAGCTTTAGAAAGAGCTTCTATTTTAAGAAATAGTTTACCACCAAAAAAAGCTGTTGAACTTTTATTAGAACAATCTAATGATAGTTCTATTGTTAATGAATTTGCAGATAAATATTTTGGTGGTGATATGAATATAGTTAATCGTTATCTAGGTTTAAAATAATATGCCTAATACGTTTGATCAGTTTGATAAAACAAATGTATCTACTAATCAATCAGTTACATCTACTAATAAATCAGTAGGTAATACGTTTGATAAATTTGATACAGGTATTACTGTAGGTAAACCTTTAGATAAAAAATTAACTACTCAAGATCTTCTTACTGATCCAGCTTGGATTAGAGCTTCTAAACAAATATATAAAAATCAAACAGGTAAAGAATGGGTTGGTCCTGATTCTAAAGCTGCTGAATGGGGTATAGGTAATACAGCAGATTTTGAATATGATATTACAAAAACTATAGGTGTTGCATCTAAATCTAAAGATTTTGATTTACCTACTGCAGAAGCTTGGAATACAGTTCTTGATAAATATGAACAACTTCCTGTATCATTAGGTGGTACTGGTAGAGCTTTACAGTATATGGCAGGTGATCCTACATTCCTTCCTAGTTTATTTGCAGGTTTTGGTTTAGGTAAACTTGCTGGATTAGCAGGACAAAAAGGAGCTAAAGTTGCTGCTAAGTTTGCTATAAAAGAAGCTGTTAAAAAAGCTAGAACAGAAGCTTTAAAAAAAGCAACTGATCAAAAACTTAAAGGTGCAGCAAAAAAAGAATTTGTATCTAATGCTATTACTCAAGCTAAAAAAAATGTAGCTAGAAATGTAGGTATGGCTGTAGGTACAGAAGCAGGTATTTATGGTGGTGTTGGTGATTATGCATATCAAGCAGCTAGTACTAATTTAGGTAGACAAGAAGATGTTAATGTAGGTCAATCTATTCTTATGGGTGGTTTAACTGCAGGAGCAGGTGGATTATTAGGTTGGGGTATTCCTACTTTAACGAGAACTATAAATAAAAATAAATTACTTACTGAAGAAAAACCTTTTGATGAAATATTTAATGCTAGAGAAGAAGCTCGTATTGCTAAGATACAATCAAAAGTTAAAGAACCTATTTCTGGTGCTACTAAAGTAGCTACTAAAGTTGCTAGAGAAGTAGTTAAAAGAAATCCTGGTGCACGTGTACTATCTTATGGTGCAGGACAAGTAGATGAAAAAACAGGTACAATAAAAGAAGTGGTAGAATTACAAAAATCTGGTGCTAAAGTAGATGCTTATGATTTAGAACCTAACATGGTAGATCGTAAAACTAAATCATATAAATCTCAATATAATCCTAATGCATTATATGAAAAGTATGATGTTATTAATGCTTCTAATATTTTTAAAAATATAGGTAGAAAAAATCCAGTTAATACAGCTCGTAGAATTGTAGATCAAATTGCTAATTCATTAGATGATAATGGTGTTGCTGTTTTAAATCCAGTAGCTAAAGGAAAAATTAATAAAAAAACATTACAAAATATTTTAGATGAAAAGTTTGAAGTAAGAGATTGGGATGATACTGCTAAAGCTTGGAAAGTTTCTAAACCTAAAGAAAAAATAACTACTGATTTAACAGAAGAAGGTGTGAAAAAAACTGGAAAGAATAAAGCATTACTATTTTTTAAAAAGAATTTTTATTCAGATGCAGGTGCTGGTGAAACTATAGCTCAAGGTAGAAGAGTACAAAAAGGTATAGAAAAAGTTACAGCACAAAAGATTCAAAATAATTTAAAGATATTAGAAAAGGCTTTAGTTAAAAGTGGATATGGAAAGTTATCTCAAATTAGTCCACGTTTAATGTCTCAATTAAAAGCAGGTCTTGAAGGAAGAACTTGGCAACTAGATGGAGTAGATACTAAAGTAGTAGACTCTATAAATATTTTAAGAAATTCTTTAGATGATGCTCAACAAGAATTAATTAATGCAGGTGTTGTAAAAGATAAAACTAAACTTAAAAATACAATAGAATTTTCTAAAGGAAGTGCTGATCAACCTACTCAATTACAAGCATATGTTAATACATCTTATCGTTTATTTGATGATCCTAATTATAAAGTATCTCCTGAAGCTAGAGAAGCAGGAAGAGAATACTTTAAAGATCTGTTTGTAAATTCTAAAGGAAAAGAAAATAAAGCATATCAAAGTGCAAAACTTGCAGAAAAAAATAATAAATTAAATGCAGCACAAACAAAAGTAATAGAAGATTATGAAGGTCAAGATGGAATTATTGAAGGATTAATTAATCAACTAACATTAAAAGAGGGTGATGAATTTGTAAGTCAATTATCTCAAGTATTAAAAAATACACGAGGAAGAGTAGGTCAAAATGCTATTAAAATATTACAAAAAAAATCTAATCTTGATGCACCTATTAGAGGATTACTAGGTGAGGTAACAGATGTTGGTGCTTTATATGCAAATACTTTAACAAAATTAAATAAAATTAGAGCTAACTATGAATATGGTAAAGCTCTTAGAGAAGCTGCAACTTCAAAAGATCCACAAGTTAGATCAGAGCTTGTTAGACAACAAAGAAGTCCTAGAGGTTTATATGCTAAACCAGTTAGTGAATTAATAAGTGATCCAAATATAGAAGGATTAGATAGACCTTTACAGGATTTATGGACAACAGCAGAATTTGCAGACATTATAGAACAGAGTACAGAACTTGCTACATCTGTTCAAGGTTTATATAAAAACTTTTTATTAGCTAAAGCAGCTACGCAAATTGCAAAGACTGCTTATAGTGTTGCGTCTATTGCACGTAACTTTGCAGGTGCAGGTATGCAAGCTTTAGGTAATGGTTATATAAATCCTAAATTATTAGCAGAAGCAACAACTGCTTTTAGATCTTTACAAACTATGCCACCAGAAGCAGCAAGAGCTGAAATAGAAAGACTATCTCTTCTTGGTGTTCTTGATAGTGATGTTAGAGCACAAGCTATGATTGAATTATCTAAAGATATTGATTCTAGTTTTTTTATAAAAGGATTAAAAAAGTATGCTCCTAAATTAGGACAAGTTAATAGAAAAGTTTTAAATGTTTATCAATCTATGGATAATTATTGGAAGTGGTTTGCTTATCTAAATGAAAAAGGAAGATATAGAAAAGTGCTTATAGATCAAGGTCAAAATCCTGATGAAGTTATACGTTCTTATTCTACAGGAGGAGTAAAACAAAATATAACAAGACTTGATGAATATGCTGCAAAGATGGTTAGAGAAAATATGCACAATTATGGTGAGACATCAAGAGCAGTTAAGTTTGCTAGACGAGCACCTCTTGCAGACTTTATAGCATTTAAAACAGAAATGTTAAGAACGTCAAAAAATATTGTAAAGAATGCTATTAAAGATTTAAGAGAAGGTGGTACTCAAATGAGAAGAGGTGAAAAAAATCCAGATGGTTCTCTTAAAGGATCTGCTCAATTTAAAGCTGGTATGATAAGAATGGGTGGTGCTACAGGAGCTATGGTAGGTACAGGTGCAGCATCAGCAGCTACAGCAGATTACTTTGGATTAAATGAAATAGTAGAAGGAACTCCTTTTACAAAAAAAGAAGCATTAGAAGAATTTGATCCTACATATAATAAAGGTTCACAATGGTTATATCTAAGTAATATGGAAGATGGTAAAGGTATACGTATTAATATGAGTTATACTGATCCTTGGGCTATATTTAAAAATCCAATTCTAGCTGCTACACGTGCTTTTCAAATAGGAGATAATCCAGATATAGCTTTTGATAATGCTTTTAATCAAGTTGTAACAGACTTTAAAGATACTGTAGGTCCTTCTATTTTAACAAGTGCTTTACTTGATATTGTTTATGATACAGATAAATTTGGTAGACCTTTAACAAAAGACCAAGGTATGACACAAGATAATATAGATAGAGTTGCAAGATTTTGGGAAGCTTTTGAGCCTGGAACATTACGATCAATAAGAAAAATTGTTGAAGCAGGTACAAAAGGAGGAATGACATCTAGTGGTTTTGAAAGAGACATGGCAAAAGAAATAGCTTCTCTTACTGGTGTAACTGTAGAAAAATACGATATAAATAAATCTTTACCTTTTAAGGTAATGGAATCATCAAGAACTTTAAACTCTGCTGATAGTCAATATAAAAAAGCTTTTAAAAATTATAGAGGAACAGATCCTAATAGATTTATAACTTTATATAAAGAAGCTCAAGATAAAAAATTTAGAGCAGCTCAAGATATATGGAAAACTATACAAGCTGCAAAAGCTACAGGTATGAGTGATAGTGATATAATTATGTCTATGACTAAAGGTGGTGTATTTCCTAAAAATATTAGTAAACAATTTATTAGAGCTTTAGTAAGAGATGGAAGTTTTATACCAGATAAACCTGAAAATGAAACATTAAGAAAGTGGACAGCTTTAATTAAAAGAGATAATAAAGAAGCTGTTACAGGTATAGATTCTGTAAGAGATAATTTATATGATTTGTATAGAGGTTATATAGGTAAATCTTTTAACAACATATGAACAAGAAGAAAAAGAAAATAAAGTTATAGATATGCCAACAGATAATATATTTGACCAATTTGACTAGGAGATTACAATGCAAGATATAATGTTATGGAATGCTGTGCTTACACTTGCTGTAGGTGCGTTCTTATGGTGGATACGTAGTATTAATAATGATACTAAATAAACTACGTGAAGATTTAAAAGATCATGCATTGTCTGATGCAAAGACTAGAGAGTTTATGGCAACTAATTATTCTCCACGTAAAGAAGTGTTTAATGAAATAAATAAACTACTAGCAAGATTTGATAAGCTAGAAGAAAAACTAGATCGTTGGATGGAGAAACAATAGTATTATGTTTATTGTTATTTTGTGGGAGTATGTTAATGGCTGATATGTCAGGTCAAAAACCTATGAGAATTTCTGAATTATATCCTGATGCTAGTGCTATAATTCGTAAATATGAATCAGTAAATCAATCAGGTAAGCCACATCTTATTCCTTATTATGACAAAGATGGTGATAGATGGACAGTAGGTTTTGGTAGAACAATAATGAGTGATAAGCAAAGAAAAAAATTAGGATTAACTAAAGACGAATTAAAAGAAAAATATACTATGACATCTGAAGAAACAGAGATTGATTTTGATAATCAAATTAGATCTGCAATGGATGATGTAAGAAAGTTACAAAATGAATTGCCTAAAGGAGTAGAATTTACTAAAGATGAAATAGAAGGTTTACTTCCTATAGCACAAAATGTAGGTTATACTAAACTTAAAGATCAAGGTATTAATGCTTTTAAATCTTTAAGAAAAGGAGATAAAGCAAACTTTGGTTATCATTTATTTAATCCTGAAGATGGTTTTATTAAAAGTGGTGATAANANATTAAAAGGATTAGTAGAAAGANGAGCAATNGAAAATTCTATTTACTCAAGAAATAAAGGTGGTATGGTTATGCGTAACTACTACGACTATGAACCAAGGAGTATTTAATGTCACCAGTATCTATTACTAAAGAAGC